CCTAAAGGATTATTTATATTTTTTTGAATGTTTTTTCCTTTACTGTTTGAGTCTTTTTGCATATTTCCAGTTGCTTCTTTAAAATCTTCTTCTACATTATCTGTTGTTGTCTCCGTTTTAGTTTCCCACTCTTCTAAATGTATACCAAAAGCACCAAATGTTTTATTAATTAATTTTATAATATTATTGGCATGAGGAACTAAAAAATTATATATTTTTTCTCCTAATGGTCTAAATAAATCTAATATAGGATTTGTTACTTTATCTTTTATAAAAGTTGTAAATCCACTCCATAAAGGTTTTAAATATCTGTCTATTAAACCTCTCCATATTGGTTTTATTTTTTCAACTTCTGTTCTAAATTTTTCTTTTATAGGTTCAATAAATGGTTGCAAATCTTTCATTGTTTGTTTGAATAATGTTTTTATAGGTTGCCATGCATTTTTATCAATCCATTGTCCCAAAGGTTCAAATGCTTTTTTAGTGTCTTTTAAAAAGTCTTTTATAATCTTTAAATTATCTTGCCATATTCCTTTTATATTTTTTTTATCACTTCCTAAAAGCCATTTTCTGAAATTTTTAAATACTTTTTCTCCATCAATATTCAAATCTTGTAAGTCTTTTGCAATATCTTTGATTCCATCTAAAGCACCACCTACTCCGCCTACTCCACCTGTTGTTCCATTTTCATTTAATACATTCGCTTCATCAAATCCTGCTAATTGTTTTCTAATTTCTTTTACAGCCTTACTTGCTCCACTTGCTCCTGCATTTATTTTTCCAAATGATAATGCCGTTGCTCTTGCAAATATATCTATTCCAAATAACATTTTTAATATATAACCTATAAAACCAACAACCTTAGAAACTACTCCAACTATAAAATTAATAACTGGTTCTATCGCTGATACTAATGCCAACTTTATAGCTGTTATTTGATTTGCTAATGTACTATTATATTGAGATAATGTACTTATTGCTTGTCTTACACCCATATATGCACTTCTTATACTAAATATCCCTAAAACTAATCTTCCTGCCTGCCCTATCGCATTTTGTATAGAACTTCCAACTCCATAAAATCCATCTTTTATTCTATTTACATCTGCAACTTGTTTTTGTAAATTTACACTTTCTATTTGTTGTTTATATTCTGCTACTTTATTATTTATCTCTTCATATTTTGTTCTCATTTGAAAAGCTTTTTCATTTATTGCATCTTGCTTATTTAATGCCTTCAAAAAAGATACTTCTAATTGGTCAAGGCTTCCGTATGTTCTTTGCAATTCTTGTGCCATTGTAAATTGCTCCGGTGTTGCTTTTCCACTTGCTATTGTTTTTTGTAATTGTTCTAATCTTTGGTAGGCATCTGCTAATTCATCTGTTTTTTGTCTTGCAATTTCAAACTCTTGCTCTTGTACTTCTATTTTTGCTTGTAATACTATCTTTTTTTCTTCTTCTTTTTGCATTTTCTTTTCTAATTGTGCTACTTGTCTATCAAACTTATCTGTACTTAAACTTGTACCTATTGTTATTTCTCCATCCATCTTACAACCTCCTTTCTAAATTTCTATACCTAAAGATTTGTAAAATGCTCTTGCACTTTCTTCTTGCTCTTTTGTTATCTTCTTTTCTTCTTTTTTGCAATACTTTTCTTTTAATAACTTTTGAGCATCTATTAATTTTTGTCTTTGTTTACTATCTTTTATTTCTTTTGGCTCTTGTTCTAATATACTTACTATTCTATTTAATATACAACAGTTGCCAAATTCACTTGTACTTAAACTTTCTAAATCATTATAAAAATCATACCAATGTAAATATTCTAATTCATAAGGATCATATTTGTAATCAAATTTAAAACTTGCTTTTATTAAACCAATACACTTATTAAAATCTAGCTCGTATTTATCGTGAGAATCGTTTTTAAGACTATTTTTATCTCTACCTAATAAAAGATACTTCATTGCTAATTCTAATAGCTTATTTTGATTTTCACAATCCAAACCATCTTCTCCAAATAGCTTATATATGATTGCCATTGCTCTTTCTAAATTGCCTATGCTTTCATCTTCTGCAATTTTATTACATTCTAAAGCTATTCTAAAATCTGTATTGATTTTATATAATTTATCATCTACTTTTACATATTGTGGATTATTCAATTACATCATCTCGTTTTTCTTTGTTAGAATATTTTTCCATTATGTTTTTCTTTATATCTTCTGCCTTTATTTCTAATTTAGGAAGTATCACTTTTTCGATTATTTCATCAATTTCATCTAATGTAGCAGGTGTTAGCTTTCTTCCATTTAATAGCTTCTTTACTCCATTTTTACCTAAAAACATATCATATATTTCAGCTTCTTTTTTGTAAAACTCATTCATAGCTTTTATTTTTGCTTCTTCATTAGCACTAAATAATTTCTTTCCTTTATGGTCTTCTTTTTTATCAATTATTGTATATTGATTTTGTAAATAAGCTCTATTTTTTTTATCTGCTTCCATCATATCTTGTAAAACTAATAAATAATCTAAATCTCCTAAATTAAATTCAAGGCTATTTCCTGTATCATTTCCTTTTTCATCTTTTATTCTTAATCTTAATATTTCTTTACTTTCTTTTAATTGAATAATATTGTTATCGCTTTTGACATTAATCTCTGCTTCCATAACTCAATTCCTCCCTTTCTATTTAATAAAAAGGAGCTAGAGGTCTATTTCCTCTAACCCCTTTAAGCAGGTTTTTATATTGTTGGTGTAAATGTTGGTACTCCATCTGTTATTGTTACAGTTCCTTCTACTGGGTCACCATCATAATATAAATCATATTCGATTTCTTCTCCAGAATAACTTGTAACTGCTACTAATCCATCACTTTGTTTTGCTGGATATGTTACAGTTGTTGTACCTGTTCCGTTCCAAGTATCTATATCTAGTATATGTGTTTTATAATTTAATTTATCTCTACCATTTGCAACAAATTCAAATGCAGGGTCATTTTTATAACATTTTTGTGTTACTGAACCTTGTTTTTGATTTGATGTATGGTCATTTCTTGCATTGTCTTCTATAATCCATTTTTCTGTATCTACTTGTGGATTGTATTCTGTTGCATATTCGTCAACTCCAACTCCTACAATTGCCCAAGTTTTTGAATTTCCACTTGGTGTTGTATCTAAGAATGTTAAGTATTGACTTCTTTTTATTTTTTCAATGTCTGCTGGTATTTCTGCTAAACTCATATTTTTCACTCCTTTACTCTCTATATTCTATTTGTATTTGTATGTCAAACTCTGCTGTATTAGTATTTGCATTGTTCATTGTTCCACAATTTAAACAACTTATGCTTTGTATTCCATTTATTTCAGGTAGTATATTATTATCGTTTTTTTGCTTAATTATTTTTTCAAATGTTTCATAAAATCCTATGTTTTCTATATTAGTCATTGTATCAGCACTATAATTCATACGGCTTCTAAATGAATATACATCTCTTTTTAAAAAGTTACCTATTATCCATTGCTCTCTTGTTGGATTTACTGGTATTTTATCTAATGAATAATTGTTAGGCTCATTACTTAAAAAGTTTATATTCATTTCTCCATATTGTCCTATTAATTCGGTTATTATATCCATTAAATATGCTCTTAATTTAGTTACTCTTAAATTATTAACCTCTATTGACATATTCTTGCACCTCTTTTATAACATCATTCATTTCAGCACTTACCATTCTTTTATCCCAATATGGTCCTGTTCCTGGTGTAGTATAATGGTCTTCTGGGAATTGATTTACATATTGATAATGTGCATATCCTTGTTCATAAGTTATATAATCCGCTCCCATATCCCAAGTACTTCTTAAAGCCCCTGTGTCCATAGGAATATATTTATCCATATGTTTTCTGCAAGTATCTGTAAAAAATCTTTGCACTCTACCACCTGGATTTATTCCTAAATCAGCTTTTATTTGACTTATAGGCTTCATTTTCATTTTATTTTCCTCCTAAATGAACGTGTGGATTATTTCCATATTCATTTATAGTAATACTTGTTACATTATAAAATTCTTTGCCTTGTAAATCACTTTGCTTGCTTATTTCAGGTTGTATGCCTATTGCTATAATATCTCCAATTACAAATATGCTCTTATCTTCAACATATTCCATTGGTATTCTTATATTTACATCATTAGCATTTTCATATCCTTTATTGATAGAGCTTCCTTTTCCTCCAAAGTGCCATACACTTTCAAATACATATCTGTTCCATACTGGTAATTTATTATTATCTAGTGTTTTATGATAATAAGTTATACTTCCATTTGTTATCATAGCTTACACCCCACAATATAAAAGATGTTCATTATTTACTATTACTCCAAAAAGATAGGTTGAAACTAAATCTTGAAGTACATCTATTTTTCCTTCTATTAATTGAGATATTTGATTGCTAGATATATAACTAACTGAATAACCATCTGTATTTTCACTTGCTACTCCGCTTTGTGCTTTTTCTAAACTAACATAATAACCTTGTAAATCTTGTATCATTTTATTTTCAAGCATTTTTACTTCCTGTGGAATTTCATCAGCATTTTTTAGTCTATTTTGTGTTCTACTATCTATTATTCTTCTACATTCGTATTCTAATTCGTTAAAAGGCACTTCATCTAATGTACCTCCTAATAACGCATATTCTTCATAACTTAAATATTGATTAGTAAAATCCATTATCTAGTGCCTCCTTTATTTATTATATTGTTGCTGGTTTTAATGAAGCAAATGGGAATCTTGCTTCTGTTTCATTTAAAGCATTTACTGGGTTTGGAATTTCCCATCCTAATCTCATAACAACTCTTAATGCAACCATATCATCTTGTGCTAGGTTGTAAAGAATTGAACCATCTGTGTCTTGAATTACAGCTTGGTCTAATACTTTGTATGTTACATCTTGTCTAATTGCATATACAGCTTGTGAGAAATCTCCTGCTATTAATGTTGATTTTGATTTATCCCATACACCATTATCCATAAATTCTCTTCTTACAGAACCAATTTCTGTTGTGTTTAGTGGTTGTCCTGTTGTATCTGTCATCATTCTGAATTTACCTTTTAGTCCAACTCCACCTAATATTCCGTTTACATCATATCCTGATTCTTCAACTTTTGTCATAACATCGTTAATATCTGAATATAGTTTTCCTGTTTCTGTTACTTCTGCTCCTGCAGCAATTACAGATGGAACTAATCCTGCTCTCCAATCTGTTGGTTTATCTACTCCGAAGAACATAGCATTGTCTATCTTTTTAGCAAATGCTTCTACTATTCTTGGTCTTACTTCTGACCATATATCAATTGAAGCATCATTTAATACATTTTCCTTTATTGGAACTATTACAGCTAATTCGGCTGCATTGATAAATTTCTTATCCCATGCCATTTTAGTTGTATTTTTTCTACCATTGTTTGTTGACTCATCTACGAAATAAGCAACTGGTAAAGAATCTAAAACTCTTAATTTTGTTTTATCACTTGTCATATTTGGTAATCTTCTAAACATTGATAATGCTTTTGAGTCTTTTATAACTCCTTCAAAAATTTCGTTAGCTACTTGTGTTTCAATTAAGCTATCTACATCTGTTCTTGCAATAACTGCCATTTTTCATTCCTCCTATTTCTTAATTATTTCTTGCACCTCTTATTAAGTTATTCATAATACTTGAAGTTGTTTGTGGTTGTGTACCACCATTATTCAAACTTGGTGCTGTTTGTGTTTTGGTTATTACTGTTTCACCAAAATATTGTGGATTATTCTTTTTATAATCCTTTAAAACACTTTCAAAATCATTAGTGTCATTTACTAAACTCA